CACGGAGCCTCCCATGGTCCTCAATTAAGAGGACCCCCGCCACAAAAGTGGCGGGCCAAAATTAGCGTCAATCCCTAGAAGGGACTGACGTTCCGGAGTTTGATGCGGGCTTTCTCCGGACGCCCACTGCGCTGAAGATGTTCGCTGTCGGGGTTGGCACCCCCGCTAATAAGCAAACATTTCACAAGTGCAGGCCAGTCATCAATCTCATTCATGGGATTGCGACCAGTGGGTACGTACGCCTTAACAAAAGGCGATTGCGTACTCGCTTTCATTCCCTCGACATCATAGCCGAGATATGAAAACCGCCCAAGTGCAGGAGATTCCTCGGTGACACGGGGGTACCGACCTTTTAAGATCGGAGCCACCACGTCATCCAAGAATGCAGCGGCATCCCAGAGACCAGAAGTGTAAAACTGGTTCCTGGTGCTAACTGCAGAAATTATCTCCTCAACGCAGCTGATGTCGGTAGGAAGTAACCGGCGAACCTTGACAATAGAAACGTCATGGCCTCCATAATACTCCTTCCCACAACTCTCTCTGAACAAACCAGTCCAGAAAGACTTGTTCTCATTCACCTTAAACCCAAAGGTCGACAGGTGAGAAGAGACATCAGTAGCATGGTCTGCGGGGACTACAATATCATCCCCGTAGACGCGCACCGTCCCAAGCAGCTCCCTAGATCTTAGGTATGCTGCGAGTCCAGCTTGCGTCGCATCTTTACGATACGCCGAGCTGCGTCTCCAAACCAAATCAACCACGATGGTCAAGAAAACCATCGCTTCGATCGGGAACGTTAACGCAGACCCCATCGATGCAAACTTCTGGAGGTCCAAAATTGAACCATCCGGAAGCTGAGCGCGTCTAGAACGACAAGCTTGGATGGCCTCCGATAGGAAGCCAAATGAGCTGAACAGTTCTTCGACGAGCCAGTTTCCAACACGATCAGATGCTTCGCTCAAATCGAGCGTCGCCAGAGCTCCCTGTTGGGAGCCTATCATAGCCATCAGCTGATTAGGCTGTTGGTTTGTGAATCCGATCAGGGATCCCACCAAGGGGTCAGCCTCGATGAGCTCCATCAAGCGTCCTGCAAGGGCCTTCTGCGCATACATCATGCACGAAGGCTCCTCAGCAATAACGCGGGGTGTCTTGACTGTCTTAGGAACTAGAACGACCTTAACAGGCCGTTCGTGTTCCGGGGCGAGCCATTTCACATCGAACAAGTGAAGGGCATAGCGCGCGTTTGGTAGGATCATATCCCCAAAAGGGAACATGAATTCCAATCTAAGCGGCCATTCCCACTGCGCGTACTTCTGGTTTCCCAGGAGTCCGTCAGCAGTCTTGCCCGGACCATGCGAAGGAACAAGATCTCCGTCGTAAAGCTCTTGAGAGAGCTTCGTCAGGACATCCCTCCACATAGTCGCGAAGGTGAGCGAAAGCTCACCAACATGTTCAGGCAGATCTCTCTGCACTGAAACATGATCCGCGATCGTGGCATCCGTGTCCACGTACTGAGAGAGGGCATTAGCTTTCCTCTCATCAGTACACTCGATTTCAACCTTTGCAAACATCAGCGAAAGCTGACGAATTGCGTGGATGGAATCAACGGCGCTCAAGGTTGGTTTGTCACCACCAAGAGTTCCATGGACCAAGCCGGTAGAACCGTCAAAAACATGGTCAAAGAACCCCCCAAGAAAAACGGGGAGTTCTCCAATGCTCCAATGGTCGTTGACCTTTCGGGTCTTCCAACCATCAAAAGCATGTGGCGTGACCTGACCGTAGCTGAGTGCTTTTTCAAGCTGCTTGGCTAGAGTCGGAAGGACGACGAATAAAAATTCCTCGCCCTCATGTTCGCAACGCCGAAGGAATGTTTTCTCATCCTTCGTGGTGTCAATACTGCATCTCGTGCCGAAATCTTTCAGCACGACGAGCCAGAGTGACATTAGGCTTTTCAACATCGTCCCTTTCTAGGGTCGTATGTTCCGTAGTGCATGTGAACGTGGAAGAGCAGAGCAAAGATGACTCCGCCCCCCCACGCCTCTGAGATCCTAAAGAAGGATCACGATTCGCCGCCGGCAACCTTAGTAAGGATGCCAGCAGTGTCCAGGAAGTTCACAAGACCTTGCGCGACATTCTCAACATCGGTACTCGAATAACCATTCGGGTCCGAGTCGATCGTGAGCGTGCAGGCAATGTTGACCTTCCGATTCACGTCGGCCACAAAAGGGTCGGCGGAAATCTTGGACTGGACGAATCGAACGACACGACGATTGCGCTTGCGCAGGTCGTGCGAGATCTGAAGCGTGGTCAATCCGTCAGCTGACGAAAAAGACCCGCTGTGATCCCCCATGCTAACTCGCGCAAGCGCGAATGGCACGGCGTTGACCGTAATGGTCTGGGGTTCAGAGAACATTCACATCACTCCTGGTTCGATGACAGCAAAGGCTGCCGTGGAAGTTCCACACTCTCTTATGTAAGAGGGTGCGCGGTACTACGCTCGGGAAATTCCCAGCGCAGCTAAAATGGCCAGTTGTCTCGGAGAAAAATCCCCAATGTCCAGGCCAAAACCGAAAGGCGTAGCAGGGCGTCGCTGCTTTGACACGCAGCGGACGCTCGAGCTAACAGTCGTAGCTACAAGGGAACCACCACGAATGGTGTTACCTTGCCACTGATGCTCAACGGTCGTTTCGACCTGTTGCATCACGTAGGCGTACTGGTAGACTAGCCCGTCTTCGGATAGTGCTGAGATATTCTTCAGCACATCTCCGAAGTTGGACTGCCAGTCGACTAGCCACGACCAAGGGGTCAACTCCCACGCGGTATCTAATCCAGGCTGGAGACCATAAAGGTAATCCAGCTCGGCTAGCTTTCTCCGCCATGTACCAATTGGGGGAAGATAGTAGGTACATGCGCCACTATAAGAGGTCTTAACGACCTTCTTTGTAGTGGTGGTGAGAGTTCCTTTCTGACAGAGCGTGGCAAGAACGACGCCACGCACGTACGTAGGAAATACGTCCGTGGTCACAACTTTTTCAGTCGTGACCTCATCAGGGAAGGAATATCGGCGACGCACCAGTCTGCCGCTATCGCGGTTAAGCTGGCGCAAGAGTTTATCAGACTGCTGGTAAGCAGTCTTGATATTCGCTATGTCATCGATGGAAGGCAGAACTCCGAACTGTATGTTCAGGAATTCGGAACCAATGTTTCCACTGGTTCCAGGGATGGATGGTAATCCTTCCCTTAGCTCACCAATCGATACTGCAACGTCGCTGACGGGATTTGTAGGGTGAGTTCTAGCCATAGCAGTAGACCCAAGACTATCGAGAGATAGATCAGAAGCCATACTGTGAACGCTAGAGCCTCCCACAGAAGCCTGCCAACTGTCCTTAACGGTCCCATCATAGAGACCACGGAACAGTTTACGCGGTGTTTCATGTGGGAGCAGGAGACCATCTTCAAAGCGGTTTCCTGTAGCGGTCGAAGTGAAAACTTGTGCACCGCTATCCTCCCGGACTGTAGTTGTTGCAGTCCAAAAAGGACCTCCTATATCCCTCCCAGACCGCCCCAAAAGGCGAAATGGGTGACCCTCAGATCCAGTTTCCTGGATCGTCCGATAGCCTTCAAATACCCCCGAAATGGCGGGCGCGGTGGAATGCTTCGTGGTCCAAGATGTTTCAATTGGATCGCGAGCACGCCTCCGCACAGTGAAGTCCATCGGTAAATCCTTTCGGTTAGAGTTGGCATGCAGATTGCACACCGTGGAGCCCCGGGAGGGGCT